AAAAAATGCAAGTTTATGAAAAGAAATTCAACGAAGAAACTAATGAATATATAAACGAGCGTGGGAATAGTTATACTGTTGAAAGACATGCACCAGTGCCTTACTTGCTTCAAATGAATTGTGATGTATGGACATCAAATACAGATCAAAAACTACAACTTTTAGAGCAAATACTTGTGTTGTTTAATCCAACATTAGACATTAGAACAAGTAATAACATTATAGACTGGAGTGCTTTATCTCATGTAGAAATGACAAGCACTAACTGGTCAAGTAGAAGTGTTGGATCAAGTATAGACGATATTATTGATGTTAGCACTTTAAGTTTTGATATTCCTGTATACATAAATCCTCCTGCAAAAATTCAAAGACAAAGATTGATTCATACTGTTATAAATGAATTGTATAGTTTGACTGATGAAGATTTAGAAGACTTTAAAGAAAATTTACCTTTTAACAAAAGCACACTAGAATACACAATTGTTACCTACGAAGATAAAAAAGCAAGATTTGAAAATGCTCAATTATTTCTTTTAAACAAAGATGGCACAAATTTAAATGAAGTATCA